TCGGACGGGAGTTCGACTCTCCCCGCCTCCACCATAAGAAAACCCTGTAGTTTCAACGACTACAGGGTTTTTTGTTTTTTGAAAGTACCCACCAGAGTACCCATTTTATTTCAAATAGCGCATAAAAGCGGTATCGATATAGATTGCAGCTCTATCCATATCGTCTTGTTTTCTATGCCCATAGACACCCTCAGTGTCCATGCTTTTGCTGTGGCCTACAATCATTTTCTTAAGCGCCTCGGGCATTTCATCGTTGATAGAAACAAAAGTATGTCGCAATTCATATGGAGTGACATACTTAGCGAATCCGTTCGCCTCACAATATCTTTTCCAAGCGAAACGGAATTGCTTTTGAGTTAGGTGGGAACCGTCCCGCGCAGGGAATACATACTGAGATTCAATGCCGAGCTTCTCCATCAAATCGGCCTGGTCGAGTAAAACCAGCGTGGCTAATTCCCCGAGTTTGAACGTTCGTCTGGCATTTTTATTCTTGCCCTGCGTGATTTTTCCTGAGTCATTTATGCTTTGCATTATAGTAACTTTATTGCCTTTTATATCCTGCTTCCGGAGCGCAATAAGTTCTCCCGGCCTTACGCCCGTCAGCACAGCGAAGCGATAGGCGTGGATATAAGGGTCCTCAATTATTTTGCCCTTAAATGTGCTCTTTGAAGATGTGAACAGAATTTTTAGATCCCTTGGGTCCACAATAGTTTTTTCGCTCTTCTTAGCAGTCGCAGGGATTGATAATGTGCCTGGGTAAAACGTAGTGATATTATCGTCTCGGCAATATTTTATAAATCCGACAAGACAGCCCCTGATATTCTGCAAAGTCTTTTCCGCAAGACCCTTCTTTTGAAACGCATTATTAATGACGCTTTGCAAGTCGTTTTTCGTAAGGCTCCGAACCTTCTTTGTGCCTATTACTGGCAGTATCCAACATCTACCATATTGTTCGCATTTTCGGTAGTGCTCAAGGGAGCCGGCCGCTTTTATTGAGTCTAAGTATTTTTGAAAAGCTTTTTCAACTTTAATTTTGTCCCCGGAAGTACGGTCTTCTATCCAGGCATCAGCCTTCCGTTCAGCTTCAATTTTTCCTCTTTTGTTATCCGGCTGGGAGTTCTTTTTAGAGCTGACGAAAGTTTTGCGCTGTCCGTCGACTTGAACTTTTATCTGCCAACGCTGCAGCGACTCAGACCAGTAAGCTTCGTTTTTTCGAACCGGCATGATATGCGCTTCCTTAAAATTTCCTTTTCAGCTCCCTGACTACACCCAGTATTCGAGCGTATCCAGCATCAAAATCTTTGCAGGAAACTATAATCGGTGGATATGCAGGATTTTCGGGTTGAAGAATAACGGTATCTTTTTGCCGATAAAACCTTTTCAGAGTAGCCTCTTCTCCGTTAATGATACAAGCGACAATCTGCCCATTCTCGGCGCAGGGGCACTTTTCGACTAGCACCAAATCTCCCTCGAATATGTTGGCGTTTACCATGCTGTCGCCTTTAACACGGAGGAAAAAGTATTCTCTATCCTCGGGTACGTCCGCAAGGTCGTACCCTTCAATATTTTCGATCGCAAGAATAGGGCTGCCTGCCGGAATAACCCCCACAATTGGGATTATACGGCCGCGCTTATACGGAAGAATATCAGCCGTCTGCCCGCGCAAAAAGTTCATGTCAACATTAAAAAAATCCGCAATCGCCTCAAGCGTTTCAAAGTCTGGCTCTCTTTTGCCTGTTTCGTACATACCTATTGTACTCCTGGAAATACCCAATGCATCGGCAAGCTCTTGCTGCGATAAACCTGCGCGCTTTCGTAGATACACTATCATATCGCTTAACTTTGACATTTTATCGCCCCCTTTCACAAAAAATCATAACACACTTTGTGACAAATGTAAATTATAACGGCGCCGACAACGCCTTCCGCGGAACCTGTGCAGGAACATCCAATAGAACCGCTGCCCGAGCCGACACTCTCAAAGACTCTGAGCCTCGGGGATTTTGCAAGGACCATATCTAAGCTGCTTGAGAATTATGGGGACGCAGAATTTGAAATTGTCGCCGCAAGCACGAAGTATAGCACTATATCGGCGTCGTTACGCTTAACGGCTGACTGCACTATTGAAAAGTATATTATCAACCTCAATTAAAGAAAAAACCGTGTTCCGACTGCCATCGGAAACACGGCCATTCAAAAACCTATTCTACCGCCATTATAAGCGGATAACGAAAGGATGTCAATATGCTAGGATACGCAAGACACATGGACAAAACGGGCAGAATCACCATACCCAAGGACATGCTCCGGGCCGGAAACATCAAGGAAGACTCGCTGGTTTATATCACCCCTGTCCCTGAAGGAATACTGCTTACGCCCGGAAACAAAAACTGCAAGCTCTGCGGCAGCTCTAAAGAGGTGCTCCATATTGACGACATACATATCTGCCGGAGCTGCGCCAGAAAGATTTTCGAAAGAGGAGGATATTGAAAATGCTTAAAATCAACTTCGCCTACAAAACCGAAACCAAAACCTGCTACAGGTTCGAAGCCGGCGAACGCCCAGACCAAGTCACCTTATACCTGAAGAAAAAGCAGGTTGACGAAGCCGGTATCGACCCCGAAAAGGGCGTAACCGTCACTATAGAGCAGAAGGAGGATTAATTCATGAGCAAGATAGTGATGTCCATTAGCGCCGACTCGCCGGAGGAACTGTTCTCGACCATCCTCGGAGCCGCGAAACTTATAAGCGAAGATGTACCGCCTGCGGAGCCTGATAAACCAGCAAACCCTACGCCTGCCCCTGTGGCCACACCTGTGAGTGGCACGCCACAGGCTGCCATCTCGAATCCAGCACCATCGAACCCCACGGCCTTTGCTACACCGCCGACGGCTTCCAATGTTAACACACCGGCGCCCGTACCTATCGCGCCGACCCCGGCGGCCACGCCCGCTCCTCCTCCCGCTCAGCCGCCTGTGGCGCCGCCTCCTACATACACCCATGAACAGATTGGCAAGGCCGGCGCCGACCTTATAGCGGCTAACCCGAGCCTGATGCCGGCACTGATGGAACTACTCAAACGCTACGGCGCGAATATGGTAACGGATCTTAAACCTGAGCAGCTCGGCCCCTTCGCAATCGAGCTGCGGGCAATGGGGGCTAAGCTATGAGAGAGTATCATGCGCTATTAGCCCCGTCCTCAGCAGCTCGTTGGCTCAAATGCCCTCCCTCGGCGAGGCTGGGGGAGGGCGAGCCGGAAAAGACAAGCACAGACGCGGAAAAAGGCCGCCTGGCTCACGCCATTGCCGAGCTGAAGGCCAGAAAGAAGTTTTTTCCACTATCAAAGAAAACCTATACAAGCCAGATTAACAAGCTGCAGAGCGACCCGCTTTACGAGAAGGTCATGGACGGATACACGGATCAATATGTCGAGGTCCTGACCGAACACGCCATGTCCTTTAAGTCACAGCCGTTTATCGCGCTCGAAACGCAGGTTCCGATCGGCCTGATAACCGGTGAAACAAAGGAAGACGGCAGCCCCGCCACCGGCACCGCAGATTGCATTCAGATCGGCGATGGCGTCCTTTGGGTGACAGATTATAAAAACGGCAGCGGCATCCCTGTAAGCGCCGTGGAGAACCCGCAAATGATGCTATATGGGCTGGCAGCACTCATCCTCTATCGCCCCCTTTTTGGCGACACAATTCATACCGTGCGCACAACCATCGTCCAGCCAGCCCTGAATAGCGTGAGCGACTGGGAGATATCGCGTGCAGAGTTGGAGACATGGGGCCGCGACAAAGTGGCGCCAATCGCAGCCCTTGCGCTGAAAGGGGAAGGAGAGCTGAACCCCGGCGAATGGTGCAAGAGCCATTTCTGCCCCGTGCGTCATAAGTGCAGAGCCCTTGCAAACAGCGCTTTGTCCCTCGAAGAGTTCAAACTCTCTCTACCCTCAACGCTGTCGCCCTCGGAGATAGGAAACATCCTCGAACGCGGGGAACTGCTGGTGTCCTGGTACAACGACGTTAAGGAATACGCGCTGAAGGAAATTCTGGCGGGACATGAGATACCAGGCTGGAAAGCTGTTGAGGGCCGCGGCAGCAGAGAATGGACGGGCGGAGTTGATGCGGCGTTCCCTGCCCTTATGGCCGCCGGCCTTGAAGAGGCACTACTATGGGAGCGCAAACCGGTTACTCCGCCGGCACTCGAAAAGGTTGTCGGCAAAAAAGTCTACGAGGAAGTCGTAAAGCCGCACGTTACCAAGGTACCCGGCAAGCCGACGCTCGCTCCTGAATCGGACAAACGTCCCGCATATAACCCGGCCGCGATAGCATTCGCAACTACAAATAACGAATAAAGGAGAGATTACAATGAACGCCAACACAATCACCACCGGCGAAGTCCGCCTTTCTTACGTAAATGTTTTCGAACCTCAAACCAGACCCGGCAGCGAACCCAAATACAGCGTCACAGTACTGGTCCCGAAAAGCGACACGGCCACCAAGGCCGCAATCGACGCCGCTATTGCGGCAGCTATTGAAATGGGTGTCAACAGATGCTGGAACGGAGTCCGCCCGCCTCAGCCGGCCATCTGCGTCCACGACGGCGACGGCCCCCGCCCCAGCGACGGACAGCCCTTCGGCGCCGAATGCAAAGGCATGTGGGTCTTCACCGCCAGCTCTAAGAATCAGCCGGGCGTAGTGGATATTAACATTCAGCCCATTCTCGATCCCAGAGAAGTGTATTCCGGCTGCTATGGGCGCGTAAATGTTACGTTTTTCCCGTACAACAGCAACGGCAAGAAGGGTATCGGATGCGCGCTTAACCATGTCCAGAAGCTCCGCGACGGCGAGCCTCTCGTCGACCGCGTGACCGCAGAAGAAGCTTTCGGCGCTCCCACCGGTTCCCCGGCTCCCTCTTATGGCGCTCCTGCAGCTCCTGCATTCGGATACGGAGCACCCTCTACTTCCGGCTATGGCACTCCTGCGGCTCCTTCTTGGGGAGCACCTTCCGGCAACGTCAATCCCTTCACGGGGCTGCCATATTAACTTATGCATACCTTAAGCATCGACATTGAGACGTACTCTTCTGTCGACCTCACGGAGTCCGGGCTCTACAAATACGCCCAGAGCCCGGACTTCCAGGTCCTTCTGTTCGCGTATAGTTTCGATGAGGGACCTGTGAAAGTGATTGACTTAACTGAGCCGGATGCGCGGTTGCCGGATGATGTAATATGGCATCTATTCGACCCGAACACGATTAAGAGAGCCTATAACGCTGCTTTCGAATGGTACTGCCTGTCCAGATACTTCGGGCTGACTGAAAACAAGTCATACCCGCCCGAAAAGTGGCTCCCGCAATGGCGAGACACAATGCTCAGCGGGCTTTACTGCGGCTATCCCGCGGGGCTTGACGCCGCCGGCAAAGCTCTCGGTATTCCACTGGACAAGCAGAAGATGGCCGCGGGGAAAGCTCTGATCAAATATTTCTGCACGCCTTGTAAACCCACAAAGTCCAACGGCTGCCGCTCACGCAATCTTCCGCATCACGACCCGGCTAAATGGGAGCTTTTCAAGCAGTACAACGCCCAGGATGTTGTTACGGAAATGGAAATTGCCCGGAGGCTGTCCCGCTTCCCAGTTCCGCCGGAGATACAAAAACAGTGGGAGCTTGATCAGATAATAAATCTCCGGGGCGTGGCCGTAGACCTGGAATTTGTGAACGCAGCTTTATGGTGCTCCGAGACCGTACGCCGGGAGCTGATGGACGAGGCCGTGCGGCTTACCGGCCTTGACAATCCGAACAGCGTAGCGCAGCTGACCAAGTGGCTGGAGGAGGAAACCGAAGAGGAAATAACCAACCTGCGCAAAGAAACAGTTGCGGAGCTCCTGAACAGGGACATCGGAAGCGACGCTGCAGTCCGGGTGCTGGAAATCCGGCAGATGCTTGGTAAAACCTCTACTAAAAAATATAACGCCATCGAAACCTGTGTTTGTTCCGATGGCAGAGTGAGAGGACTGCTGCAGTTCTACGGGGCCAACAGGACGGGAAGGGAAGCCGGCCGGCTTGTACAGGTTCAGAACCTGCCCCGTACATATCTCAAGGAGCTTAACCTTGCCCGGCAACTGGTCAAACAGAGAAACCTCAACGGGTTACGGTTTTGCTTTGGCAACATCCCCGATACGCTGTCCCAGCTTATTCGCACAGCTTTTGTGGCGGCCCCGGGCAAAGTGCTTATAGACGCCGACTTTTCAGCCATCGAGGCCCGGGTGATCGCCTGGCTGGCCGGCGAGGAATGGGTGCTGGATGTCTTCCGAACGCATGGCAAGATTTACGAAGCCACAGCAAGTCAGATGTTCGGAATTCCTTTGGAAAAAATCAAAAAAGGAGAACCGGAATATGAATACCGGCAAAAGGGCAAAGTCGCGACCCTAGCTCTCGGATATCAGGGAGGACCCGGCGCGCTTATAGCTATGGGCGCTCTTGATAATGGACTTACCGAAGATGAGCTGCCGGACATCGTGGAGCGCTGGAGGCAAGCCAATCCGAATATCGTGCAGTACTGGTACGACGTCGAACGCGCGGCCATTGGAGCGGTTAATTGCGGCGCCGTGACCGCGGTGCGCGGGATACAATTCGCGCGGGAATGGGACCCCGAAAACGAACTAGATTTTCTGACGATCCGGCTTCCCAGCGGCCGCAAGCTGTTTTACGCAAAGCCGCACATGGGAAAGAACCGCTTCGGCAGGGAAAGTCTCTGCTATTACGGTATGAACCAGACCTCGAAGAAATGGGAGGTTGTGGAGACCTACGGCGGCAAGCTCGTTGAAAACATCACGCAGGCCGTAGCTCGAGACTGTCTTTTCGAAGCCTTAATGAGGCTCGAAGCCGCGGGCTTCCCG